AAACCGAAAAAGAAAAAGCAAGGCGTAGGTCTTTTAAAGCTCGTCATGCTAAAAATATAGCAAAAGGCAAAATGTCGGCAGCTTTTTGGGCCAATAAAACTAAGTGGTAACTCATGACCTACGCACTCCCAGGATTATTAAAAACAAGTATTACTGCATCATCTTCTGTAGGGGGTGTCGATAGTCCATTCGTTCGTACCAGAGCAGTATTGGACATGGTGAAGGGTTGGGAAATAATGAAAGCTGTAAGTGAAGGAACAGAATATCTTAGAGAAAATAGCGAAGCCTTTCTACCTCTAGAACCTAGAGAAGATTACGATGCTTATCTTGCAAGAGTAAATAGATCAGTATTTAGTCCTTTTACACAAAGATTGATAAGAGCAGCCACAGGTCTTGTATTAAGAAAACCAATAACTTTAACAGGCGATCCATACTGGACAGAAATGTTCAAGATGGATGTCGATGGTTGCAAATCTGATTTAGATGAATACGCAAGAAGATTATTGATGTGTTCATTAACTTATGGTCAAAGTCATATACTTGTAGATTATCCTGCACCTTCTGGTGCAATGAGTTTAGCTGAAGAGCGTCAACAGAATCGTAGACCATATTGGATCGAAATAGATCCTACAAATATTTATGGTTGGAGATTAGATAGAGAATCTAATTATGGAAATTTAACTCAAGTAAGAATAGCTGAAAGGGCAGTATTACCCGATGGTGCTTTTGGTGAAAAAATTTATGAGCAGATGAGAGTTATAGAACCTGGTCGTTATCGTGTTTTTAGAAAGAAAGAGACAATAGAAGATATGTATGAAGAAGATAGCGGTGCTTATGCTGGTAATATGGCTAGTCCTGCTGGAGAAAAAGACTTTAAATTAGCAGAATCAGGTAGTTTTTCATTAGGTGAAATACCATTAGTTACGATTTATTCTGGAAAAGTTGAAAATTTAGTAAGTAAACCACCTTTATTAGACATTGCATACTTAAATCTTGCACATTTTCAAAGACAAGCTGATTTAATACATAGTTTGCACGTTGCATCTCAACCAATGCTGGTAATGGAAGGATATGATGATCAGACAAAAGATCTTGCTATATCTGTAAACTACGCAATGGCTACCCAACCTGGCAACAAAGTTTACTATGTCGAACCAGCTTCTAGTGCATTTGAAGCACAATCTGCTGAAATAAAAGAATTACAGATGCAAATGGCAACATTAGGCATCAGTACATTATCACAACAGAAGTTTGTAGCAGAGTCAGCAGATGCTAGACGCTTGGATCGAGTAGACACAAACTCCATGCTCGCAATGGTATCCATGGAATTAGAGCAAAAACTGCAAAAAGCTTTCAATCTCTCTGCCCAATATGTTGGAATCGAGCCACCAGAAGTAAAAATCAGCAGAGACTTTGACATCGAAAGACTAATTGGACAGGATATTACCGCTTTAACAGCATTATTTGATCAACAAGTCATAGATAGAGAAGAATTTAGAGACATTTTGGTACAAGGTGAAGTTTTACCAACAGCAAATGAGGTCAAACCAGAATAATTTGTTACAATGATAGTTAAGTACATATAAATTATGGGCAAACATTTAGACCATGTTCTTCAAGAAGATGGAACATACAAATGGGAACTGGCAGAGATCCCTGCTGTTAAGTCCACTCTAGTAGAAACAGCTAAACCAAAAACAGAAACTAAAAAAGTTTCTAAAAAAAAGTCCTCAAACATCTTATCTGAATAATTCATGGCAATAGAAGAAAAAGTAGTTCAGTCTGAGTCTGTGACTCCTACTGATCAGTCCGTGACTGAAACTCCTTCACAACCAACAGCCCCAAACTTAGATTCTGTAAAAGCAGAATATGAAGCAAAAGTAGCTGCTGCACAAAAAGAAGCTGCTGAAGCACAAGAAAAGTTTCAAGGCATCAAAACTAAACTTGACGATGTTTATAAACAAAAAGAAGAAAAACGTACCAAAGAATTAGAAGAACAAGGGCAATGGAAAACTCTTTGGGAAGAAGCCAATAAAACCGCACAGGATAAAGATCAACAGATCAATACCTTATCTCAACAGCTACAAGAAATGAAGACTTCTAATGAAGTAGCTTCTACTAAAACAACAGCCCTTGCTGCTATTAGTAACCTTGGAGCGATAAACGCAGAACAAACTCTATCTTTATTGCAGGGAAAACTACAAAAGAACGCTGAAGGAAAGGTTGTGGTACTAAATGGTGGTGTAGAACAAGATTTAGGTACTTATCTCACGAGTCTCAAGAATCCTGGTAGTGGATGGGAACATCATTTCAAACCAAGTAGTGCTGCTGGTATGGGTGCAAAGCCTAGTCCTATCTCAAATGTATCAGGTGGAACAGATAATCCTTGGAAGACTGGCAATTTGACTCAACAGCTTATAATGGAGAATGAGAACCCCGAACTCTCAGCCGTGCTGAAGAGGGAGGCTCAAACAAAATAGTTAGTTTCTGTGAAACTAATGCCCTTATCTGTGATTAGGGTATCGCAAACATAAAAAAGGTAAATCTGAATGGCTGCTCCGTTTCAGAATTACTCTGGCGGTGTCCTATTAGCGGATGTCGTTAAGAGAAATAATTTTAGTACTTACGTTTCTGAAGCTATAAAAGAACGTAGTGCTTTTATCAAGTCTGGTGCTGTTACTCGTAATGGACTACTTGATGCAACAGAAGGTGGAACAAGAATCCAAGTTCCAGAATTCAACCCAATCGCTCCAACAGAAGAAATTCTTACTGGTGCTGCAAACTGGGGAACATCTACTGCTGGTTACTTAACACCACAGAAGATTGGTACAGGTACACAGGTTGCAACTATCTGTCATAGAGCATTTGCTTATGCTGTAGATGATGTTGCTATCTTGGCTGCTGGTGAAGATCCAATGGGTCACATCAGAAACCAACTTGCAGATGCAATCAACAAATTAAACAACGCTAGATTGTTCTCACATTTAGCTGGTTTATTTGGAACTGCATTAGCAGCTAACAAGTTGGACGTAGCAAAAGCTGGTGCTAGTGCTACTGAAGTTAACTTTTTAACAGCTTCAACTATTGCAAGAGCAAGAAACTTGCTTGGAGAAAGAGGAGAGGATCTTGATCTTCTAATCGTTCATCCATCTGTTGCTTACTACCTCTATCAGGTTGGTATGTTAACATTCTCTACTTCTGCATTATCAACAGGCACAAACCTCACTTGGGGTGGCGGTGGTGTTGGTATCAGCGATAGAGCCGTTGGTGAATTTGCTGGATGTACAGTTGTTGTTGACTCTGCTGTTAACACAGTTGCACCATCTAGTTCAAGTGGTCATCAAACTGAGTTCTTCTGCTACCTAACATCTTCAGGAACAATCCTCGAAGGTAATCAGCAAGCACTAAGAATTGAAGCTGAAAGAAACATTCTTTCTAAGCAGGATGTTATGTCAGTTGACTACCATAGTGCTTATCACGTTATGGGTACTAAGTGGAATGTTGCTGATGACAACCCAACTAATGCGAACTTAGCAACAGCTAACAAGTGGGCATTAACATATGATGCTGACTTAATTCCATTAGTTCAGTTAACAGTTAACTCACCTCTTGATACTTCAACTTATTAATCGTATTATTAAGTTGCAAAGCAAAGCAGTAAAGAACCTCATCAATTATTGGTGGGGTTTTTTCTTTACGCTACAATAAAACTAAATTACTTTATAGATCGTGGCAGCTACTATAAACGCAACACTATCAAGTGCGAGTGCAAATAGCTATGTTACATTAGCTGAAGCAGACGCATACTTTGAAACTGTCCCAAGTTCTACGCAATGGGATAATAAGCAAGATGACAAAAAGAATCGAGCATTAATAGCAGCAACCAGATGGATTGATAGCTTTGTATTTTATGGAGATAGATGTGATCATGGACAGGCATTAAAGTTTCCTAGAAATAATTATCAGGTAGATGATGTAGAACTAGCTTGTTCTGCAATTCCAAATAATATTAAATACGCACAATATGAATTAGCGAGAGCATTAGCAAATGATACCGATGCAATGACAGGAAATGTAGGAACAAATGGAAATATTGCAGAAGCAAAGTTAGGAGATTTAGCTGTTAAATATAATGTTGCAAGTCAGGGAACTGGTTCTGTTAATAATATTATGGATGTTTACCCTTGGTTACAAAGTTATCTTGGAGCTTATATGATTGGTGGAGCAGGAACTTTCCAAATGAGAGCAGTCCGAGGATAATATGTCATTTGTAGACGATACCTTTAAAACTTTACCAGCACAGTTACTAAACCAGTTCGGCATAGACGTAACTTACATAAAAGCTGCAACAACCCAAACCTACAACGCAACAACAGGTGTAGTAGGTGGATCGGACACAAACGTATCTATGAAAGCATTGATAACCAGCGTCACAGCCACAGAATTTCAATCAACATCCCAGACAACAGACGTACAAATAATATTTGGTAACGCAGAGCTAGGAGACTACTTCCCAAACAGTAGAGATCGCATACAATATACAGAGGCAGGAGCAACTAAAGTGGCAAGAATAGTAGACGTAAAAACATCCAGAGGCGACCAACCAATCCTCCACACAGTATTGGGGCGACCACAATAATGCCTATAAACGAAATCCCAAAACTAATTGAAAAAATAAAAGCTGTATCTTATGCAGTTGCTTTTACTGCTCCTGCTCGTTCATCCGAAAAAGTAATAAGCTCCATGCAGGAAGCTGGACCAGTATGGACAGGTCGATTTGCTAATTCTTGGATTATACAGAACCAACAACTTGGTGTTTTAGCCGATGGAACACAACAAGCTGGATTACCTTCTCCAATAAAGTTTAAGATAAAGCCCAATAGAAGTGCAGTCAAAAGAGCTTTAGTTTCAGGTAAATCTGTTTTTTCTATAACAAATATGGTTGATTATGCGAGTCAAGCAGCAGATTTAGCAGATTTTATTCCTGCACCTACAGGTTTTGAACCCGATAATGTAATAAGAGGTACTAGAGAAACCAAAAGAGGAATACCTGAATCAGCAGTAAGTAGTGACGGTCCAGACAGAGCAACTGCTCCTTTAGATTGGTTTTCAGACTATGCTCAAAAAGGCGGTAGGATGCAAAAAGAAGTAGAAACTACGTTTAGAGGAGTATTTGAAGGACTAAAATGAATTATCAAACTGTACGAACCGCCATTGAAACACCTTTTCAGACTGATTATGGAGCGTTAAGTCCTGCAATTCCAGTATTTTTTGATAATTTTTATAATGTTTTATCAGACAGCGTAGATGAATTTATTCATATAAATATAAAGTTTGGACTAACAACTGAAACTGCTCTTACTTCATCTCATAATAATATAAGGGGAATAATAATTGTAAGAGTATGCACTGAAAAGAATAAAGGACCAGCTAGAAACCAAACCCTTGCGGGAACAGCGTTTACAACATTATCTACTCTAGACAACACAGCCAAAGCAACAAGTGGAGTCTATGTACGCACAGGTCAAATTGATGGACCGAGTTTCACATCAGTAGAAGGTGGACAGGAATCCAGGAAAGGACTATACCCTTTCTTTGTGTCAAGAATAGAAACAAATTTTCAAGCTCAGTTAACTCCTTGAATCTTTTCATCAATTTACGCTATCCTATAGACATATCGGGTAGTACCCGTATGTTCAAACCTTAGAATCATTTATCATGGCTACAGTTCTATCGGGTACTTCGGGAGCGTTATACTATTCTCCTGCTGGTACAAGCGTAACAACTCTTGCAGCTACAGCTTTTCCTTCATCAGGAGGAAACATTACTGTAGGATCTCAGTTGGGTTACAAAGTTAACGATACAGTAACACTTGCATATCCATCAGGAGCAACATTAACTAACTGTATTGCAGCAGGAGATCATTTTGTAAAAACTTACGATGCTTCAACTGGTGTTATGACACTTTCTGCAACAGCAGGAGGAGCAGCATTAACAGCTTCAGCAGCACCTACTTTTACAGCAGGAACTTTTGCAAGCATTACATTTACTACACCATTAGTTGTTGGATCTGTAAGAGAATGGAGTTTTGAAATAACCAGAGCAGAAATTGACGTAACAAGTATCGGTCAAACTGTTACTCAGACTGCACCGTTTAGAACCTTCATCTCAGGTTTTGCTGATGGTAGTGGCTCTGCTAGTGTTTATTCAACGGATGATGATACACTTCTATCCAGTAGAATGGTTGAAGATGTTATCCAACGTCAGCAAGCTGGTGCAAAGGTAAGATTGTACATTGATCGTCAGATGAGTGGTGCTAACGTAGATCAAAACGCAAGTAGATCAATTCTGGCAGACATTATTCTTACTTCTGCAAGTTTCAACGTAAACCCAGATGACGGACAGGTTGTAGAAATAGCGTTCAGACCTAGTGCTGCTCCTACATTCGATCTATCTAAATCTGCATAATACTATATTAGTAGTTATCAATTATTATGAACCTCGGTCAATCCGAGGTTTTTTATTGCATAATGAAGTACACTAATAGAAAAGTACATGAAACTTATGGCGACATTGAACGCTCTCGACAGACTTAAAAAAGCTGCAAATCTCGAACCAATCAAAAAACAAGTAACTCTATCCGATGGTTCGACTTTCGAGATGTTTGTAACACCATTAACAATGGCAGAGCGAGAAAGAGCCCAAAAACAGGCTAGAGGCGATGACTCAAATGCTTTCGCTTTACAATTATTAATAAACAAAGCATTAGATGCAAACGGAACGAAGCTATTTAATCCAGGAGAAATAGACGTTCTTAAAAATGAAGTTAAGGACAGTGACCTACAATCTCTTATGCTCGCAGTTATAAATGCAGAGGAGGAAGAAGTAATAGACCCAAAATCTTAGCCAGCCAGTTAAAAAGAGATAACTGGATGATGCTTAAGTTCGCAGTAGCCAAAGAACTAGGTAAAACGCTCTACGAGATTGGAGAAATGACAGAGCAGGAACTTATTGGCTGGAGTGCTTACTTCCAAGTAGTAAATGAAGAGCAAGAAAAAGAGTTTAATAAAATTAAACGTAGAAGATAGTGCTAATCAGTTTATTTAATGTAAAATAAAGTAAATAATATTTTTGGATTGTGGCATATAAAGCCGAGATAGATGTAAAAGTACGGAATCTTGGCTCGATTAGTCAATTAGAAAAGAAGTTAAGCAGTATAAGTAAAAATGTAAATGCAATAAATAAGAAAAATTTAAAAGGCGGTGCAGGAGGATCTAAAACTACTAAAGATCCATTAAAAGATGAAATAGTTAGTTTAAAACTTCAAAATACAGCTTTATCTAATATAAATAGAGCACAAAGAGCAGCTAACAAACTAAAGAAAATTGGAGTAACTTTAGAAGAAGAAATGGCAGCTTTAAAAAAAGTTGCGAGTAGAAGCATAGATGACAATTTAAGTAAAGACAGAAAAATTATTGAGGAACAAAAGAAGAAAATTCAAAATGCTGAAAAATTAATATTAACCACACAAAAACAACAAAAAGCTCAAACCGAAGTAGCAAAAGCAACACAGAAAACTTTAACTGCACAGGAAAGAATAAATGTTTTGCGTCTATCTGGTGGCTTTAATAAAGCAGCAGGAGGAATGGGTGGATTTATTGACAGTCAAAGAAAAGGTGCTGGTCCGAATAATTTACTGGGTTTACCAAGTTCTAAGGACATACAGAATAGAGGAATACAAAGAATACCTACTGCTTCACAATTATCAAGTAGACCAACAGGAGGAATAACTTCCTCCTTTACCGCAACATCAGTTGAAAAAGCTGAATTATTTGAAAAACGAAGAAATGCTGCTATAGCTAGAGGTGTTGAAGAAAATGAAAAGTTAATTGGATCGGAAAGAATTAGAAATAGACAAGCTATAAAAGTAAATAAGGCTATAGACAAGCAGAATAAGTTGTCAGCAACTCAGGCTACAAGATTGAGAAAATTAGGAGATAGTTTTGGAAAATTTGGTCGAAGAATTGAAGACTTTCAGCAGGGATTGACAAGAACTAGGGGATCGGGAGGAAGAATGTTAGCTCTACCTAGTTCCGAAATGTTAGATACAAGAGTGAGAGCAACAGGACAGGGAGGAGGTTTTGGCGGTCAAAGTCGGTTTGCTGGAGGAATCCCAAAAATGGGTTTTATGCAATCTATCGGAGCTACAAAGGGCTTTGACATGGAAAGTGCTTTAATAAGTGGTGCGTTTCCTTTGTTATTCGGTCAAGGTCCAATAGGTGCTGCTGCGGGTGCTTTAGGTGGTGGTGTCGGTGGAATGTTTGGTGGCATGGGTGGTTTTGCAGGAGGTATAGCAGCTACAGCAATAGTTCAACAAATTCAAGGATTTTTGAATGGAATTAGTGAATTAGGTAATGCACTTGGTCCATTCACTCAAAATACACAAGCCGTAACAGATGCCCTTGGATTGCAAGGGTCTGCACAAGAAGCACAGATTAAATTAATAGAACAAGTTGAGGGTAAGACTGCTGCATTTAACGCAGCTACAGCAATCATGGCAAGGCAGATAGGTCGAGGAGGTGTAGATGCTATTGAAAAATTTGCAAATACAGGTAGGTTAATGTCACAAGAATTTGCTAAATTAAATCTTCAATTACAGACTGTAGTAGCTAGAATAATTAATTTTACAAATGAAGTTTTAGGTTTAAGTGAAGCTTTGGAAAGAGGAGAAGCAAGAGATATAGTGGCAGGAGCAGCAGGAACAGGTAATGAAGAAGCCCAAGGATTATTAGATCGTAGGGAAAATCAAGGATTTTTTAGTAAGCTAGATAATGCAATTAATAATACATTTTTTGGTAAAATAGGTCAGGTATTTACCCCTGGAGGTGCTGGATTTGGAGGTCTTGCTAAAGGTCTATCTGGAGTTTCTGGACAGGGAGCAGATGACGAAAGATTATCAAAACAAGAAAAAATATTTGCAGCAGAAGAAAAAACAAGAATACAAGCTGGAGCTACTGTAAACGAAGGGAAGATTACATTAAAACAATTAGAGGAAGAAATAGATTTAAGAGACAGAATAAAGCAAAATGAGCTCTCCATGAAGACTGCTCTTGCTGAAAAGGTGTCTAAAGTTCAACAGGAATTTGATCTTAGAAGAGATACCTTAGACATGACATTAGATCAGTTAACAAAAGAAAGAGATAGAATAAAAGAAAATGCAGAAAAAAGATTTGGAATTAACACAAAAGAACAAGAAAACATTGATATAGCAAATGCAAAGATAGAAGAACAAAAAAATATTATAAAAGGTGTAAATGATGAAAAGCTGAGATCAGTAGAATTAACAGTAAAATTACATGAAGCAACTACTGATATAAGCACAGCCTTTGAAAAAATTGGAGAATCTATTGCTTCTGGTGTTAGTGATAATCTGGTTGCGGCTATTCAAGGAACAAAATCTTTAGGTGATGCCGCAAAATCAATATTGAACGATTTATCTTCAAGTCTAATAAGACTCGGTGTAAACACTATTTTGGGAGGAATACCTGGTTTTGGAGGACTTTTAGGTTTTGCAAGTGGAGGAAATCCACCTGTAGGTAAACCATCATTAGTGGGAGAGAAAGGCCCAGAATTATTCGTACCCAAAAGATCAGGTACAATAATACCTAATGATAAATTAGGTGGAGGAGGTAGTACAAACATCAGCGTAAATGTAGATGCTTCTGGATCGTCTGTTCAAGGTGATGAACAACAAAGTAAAGAACTTGGCAGGGCTATCTCAGCAGCGATACAATCAGAATTATTAAAACAAAGAAGACCTGGAGGTTTATTAAGATAATGGCTACTTTTCCTAGTTATAACCCTGTTTTTTCTGCAAATAAAACTGATATTACTAATACCAGAACAGTTCAGTTTGGTGATGGCTACCAACAAAGATTTACATTTGGTATAAATCAAAAAGCAAAGCAATGGAGTCTTACATTTAATGTTGACAATGAAGATGCAGGAGAAATTGAAACATTTTTAGAAGCAAGAAAAGTTGATGGAGCATCTTTTGATTGGTCTCCTCCAGATTCATCTACTACTTTTAAATGGGTATGTCCTTCTTTTACTAAAGAAGTATTTAGTTTTGATCGAAATAGAATTAATGCAACATTTACACAAGTATTTGAACCCTAATGGCAAATCCTGTATCTGAAACCCAAGCAATAAATCCTGGTTCACTTATAGAGTTGTTTGAACTAACAACAGATGCAGCTTTACATGGATCGGCTACTACATATAGATTTCATGCTGGTACGAATGAAGTTAATAATGGAAATATTATTTGGGATGGGAATACTTATATTGCAATACCAATGGAAGCTGATGGGTTTAAATATGCAAATGGTCAATTACCTCGACCCACTCTAACTATTAGTAATGTTACCAATGTAATTACAGCTATTTTATTAAACGTAAATCAGGTAACTCCTGGAAATGATCTTACTGGTGCGGTAGTAAAAAGAAGAACAACTTTAGCTAGATTTTTAGACTCTGCAAATTTTGATCCTGTAGCCACAACAACTACATCAACTTCAACTATTGCTGATCCTTCTGATGTAGAAACTGTAACTTACACAGTAACAGTAGTGAATGTAGGTGGTTCTAATTATTTTGCTATTAATGGAAGCACGAATCCAGTTCTTACAATGAAACGTGCATCAACTTATATTTTTAATCAGTCAGATGCTACAAATGCAAATCATCCACTAAGAATAAAATCTGATGCTGGAGGAGCACAAACTACAACAGTAAGCGGAACTCCAGGGCAAGCAGGGGCAACAGTAACTTATCAGCCAGCATATCCAACCGCACCAAATGATTTGAGATACTATTGCAGCGTTCATGGTAATGGAATGGGAAATACAATTACAATGAATAACCCAAATACGATCCAACAACAAACAAGTTCAACTTCTACAAGTCAATCAAACCCTTACGGAACACCTGATCCAACAGCAGAATATCCTCAACAAATTTACAAAATAGATAGAAAATCAGCAGAAAATAGAGCCGTTGTTCAATTTGAATTAGCTGCTTCTTTTGATCTGGCAAATATAAGAATCCCTTTAAGAGTATGCACTAAGCAACTATTTCCTTCTATTGGTACGTTTATGCCATGAGTGATTGGAAGGAAGCTGCTCTCAGTCATGCAAAAGTTGAAGATCCGAAAGAATCTGTTGGTCTTTTGTTAAATGTAAAAGGTAAAGAAAGATATTATCCCTGTAATAATTTATCTATGACTTCATATCAATGTTTTGTTCTCGATCCAGTTGATTATGTAAAGGCTGATTCTGTTGGTGAGATTACAGGCATTGTTCATAGTCATCCAGTTACTCCTCCAACTCCGAGTCAGGCAGATTTGATTAGCTGTGAAGATTCTAATTTACCTTGGCATATTGTTAATCCAAAAACAGAAAAGTGGGGTTACTGCGAACCAAGTGGTTATAAAGCTCCATTACTAGGAAGAGAATGGGTTTGGGGTATAACAGATTGTTGGTCATTAGTTATTGATTGGTATAAAGAAGAGAAAGGGATTGAATTATTAGACTATAAAAGACCAGCAAAAGTAGAAGATTTCTTAAATGATCCTGTTTTTGAAAGGTATTTACCTAGCAGGGGTTTTAGATTACTAGATCCAAACGAAGAATTAATAAATGGTGATGTTTTAGCAATGAGTATTTTTGGACAAGGATTAAATCATGTGGCTATTTTCTTAGATGGAGATGTTTTACATCATTTAGCAGATAGACTATCTTGTAGAGAGCCATACTCACCTTGGTTGTTAAAATGTACAGGAGGGCGGTATCGTTATGTTGCGTAAACTAAAATTGTATGGAGAGTTGGCTAAATTTATAGGCCACAAAGAATTTGAAGTGCAAGTACATAATTTACCTCAAGCTGTTAGTTTTTTAGTAAATAATTTTCCAGAAGTTGAAAAGTATATGACTCCTAAACATTATCAAGTAAAAATTGGGAATTACGAGATTAATGAAGATGAATTAGATTATCCAATAGGACAACAGGATATTCATATCGTTCCAGTAATATCAGGTGCAGGTGGTGGATTTAGAAATATTTTATTGGGAGGATTATTAATTGGTGCGTCATTCTTTTTTCCAGGTGCAGGATTATTCGGTACTCAAAGTTTTGGAGGAGCTTTAGCTGCTGGATCTGCGTCAGCGGTACCTTTTGTAGGAGCTACTGGAGTAGCTGGTAGTCTTTTAGGAACAGCTATCGGTACGGGTTTAAGTGCGATTGGTGCTGGAATGGTTTTAAATGGTGTTGGTGAAATGTTATATCCTACCCAACAGGCTTCCTTTGAAGACAATCCACAAATATCATTTAATTTCTCTGGAACGCAAAACACAGCAAGGGCTGGTACTCCAGTTCCGATTGTTTATGGTGAAATATTTACAGGTTCCGTTGTTATTAGTGGCGATGTAGATACAGAAGCGGTACAGGCATGACGGATACAAATAAGTACATAGCAGGAGGAGGTGGAGGTTGCTTTACTGGTGATACTCCTGTTTCTATACCAGGTGGCACTAAATTAATTAAAGAGATTAGTGTTGGTGATATTGTTTGTAGTTTCGATGATAAAGGTACTATTTATCATGCCAAAGTTTTAAAAGTACATGAGCATGAAAAAGAATCTGTTACTAGATATAAAATATGGGGCGGTAAAGAATTAGATGCAACACCAAACCATTGGGTTTTAAATCAATTTAATGCGTTTGTCGGTATTGGCACGTTAAAGACTGATGATTGTTTAGTTGATGAATTTGGTCACTTAAGACCGATTGTTAAACGTACTGAACTTGGAGAACATACTGTCTATAACTTAACTGTTGAAGGACATCATACTTTTATTGCTAATACTATTCGTGTTCATAATGCTGGATTAGGGCCAAGTATTGCTGGTTCTGGTGGAGGAGGTAACAAGGGTGGAGGTGGAAGTCCTCCTACTATTACTCCAGATAATTTACATAGTAAACAGTTTGCTACTTTACTTGATCTTATTTCTGAAGGTGAGATAGAAGGTTTTTCAAGTCCTTCAAAAGAAGGAAGAACTAAAGGCACTACTGCTTATTTCAATGCTGCAAAGAAAGATATTTTCCTAGACGATACTCCTATTTTAGCTTCTACTGCTGATTCAACTAATCCACAGAATGTTGAATTTAATCATCAAAATATAGACTTTGATGTTCGTTTTGGAACGAGTTCTCAAACTAAAATGTCTAAAGTTTCGGGAAGTTCTTCTGTCTTTAATGTGGGAGTAGAAGTACCAAATGGTAATCCTGTAACTAGACAACTTACTAATAATACTGATTTAGATGCTGTAAAAGTTACTGTTACTGTACCTACATTGCAAATTTTAGAAGAGGATGGAGATATAAATGGTTCCCAAGTTACTTTTAATATTCAAATTCAATATAACGGAGGAGGTTTTACTACAGTTCTCTCCGACACTATAAGAGGAAGAACAGCAGATGCTTATAACAGAGAATATAGAATTGCTCTTACTGGTGCTCATCCTGTAGATGTGCGTGTTACAAAAACCTCTGAAAATAGTACCGATAGAATAGCAAGAGATTTAATCTGGCAATCTTTTTCAGAATTAGAAGATGATTCAAGTACTTATCCTGACTGTGCTTACACAAGGTTGCGTTTAGATTCAGAATTTTTTACTAGGATTACTGCTAGAAAGTATAGAGTTAGAGGAGTAAAAGTAAG